AACCAGCTGATTGAGCAGTACGCCATGTCAGTCTCCCGATGGATTCAGTGCGAGGAAGCGATCTCCGAGTTCGGCTTTCTGGCAAAGCATCCCACCACCGGCAATGCCATCGCTTCACCGTATGTTGCGATGAGCCAGACCTACATGAAGCAGGTTAATCAGGTCTGGTATCAGATTTACCAGATCGTGAAAGAAAACTGTGCCGTGGAGTACGGCGGCAGAAATCCACAAGACGATTTGATGGAGCGGCTGCTCACCGCTCGGAAAGGAAACTGATATGTTTGAGAAAGTAAACCCGGCGCATCCCGACAAGGTGGCCGACCGTATTGCCGGTGCTCTTGTCGACCTTGCGTATCAAAAAGAGAATAATCCGAAGATCGCCGTCGAGGTCCTGATTGGCCACGGCATCTGCCATATTATCAGCGAAACCTCGGTAGCCCTCTCTCCTGATGAGGTAAAGGCTGCTGTTTCCCGCATCGCCGGGAACCTGCTGGTGGACTACCGTGAGGTTTCGCAGGATGAGCATCTGGCCGACAACCAGATCGACGGCATCCACTGCGGCGACAACGGCATCTTCAAAGGTGTCCCGGTGACTGACGAGCAGAAAAAGCTCACCGCCATCGCCAAGCAGCTCTATGACACCTATGGCAGCGACGGTAAATACATTCTGGACGGCGACCGTCTGATCCTCTGCCAGAGCAACGCCAAGACGGACAATCTGCGTGAAGTCTTCCCGGATGCTGAGATCAACCCTCTCGGTTACTGGACCGGCGGCACGGATGTCGACTCCGGTGCCACTAACCGAAAGCTCGGCTCCGATATGGGAGACTCCGTGACCGGCGGTGGTCTGCACGGCAAGGACCTCTCCAAAGCCGACGTCAGCATCAACATTTACGCATGGCTCAAGGCGCAGGAAACCGGTACGCCGGTCGAGCTTGTCTGTGCCATCGGTGACGATGCTGTGGACGGTATTCCATACGAGAGAATCGTAGAAACAGCGAGGACTTTCATTGACCGCATCGGCGGTTTCGAGAGGTTCGCTGAGTGGGGTCTTATATGCTGATTGAGAAAAAGAAAACGGTAGAGCTGCTTCCTGCCGAATACAACCCTCGCAAGGACCTGAAGCCCGGTGACGAGGAATACGAAAAACTGAAACGCTCCATCGAGGAGTTCGGTTATGTCGAACCGGTCATCTGGAATAAAACGACCGGTCGTGTTGTCGGTGGGCACCAGAGGCTAAAGGTCCTCATCGACCTTGGCATCACAGAGGTTGACTGTGTGGTCGTTGAAATGGACGACGCCAAGGAAAAAGCGCTCAACATCGCCCTGAACAAGATCAGCGGCGATTGGGATAAGGACAAGCTGACCCTGCTGATCGCTGACCTGCAGGGTGAGGACTTTGATGTTTCCCTCACCGGTTTTGACCCTGCCGAGATCGACGACCTTTTCAAGGACAGCCTGAAGGACGGCATTCATGACGATGATTTCGATGTGGATGAGGAGCTGAAAAAGCCCACCTTCACCAAGGCTGGTGACATTTGGACGCTCGGTCGGCACCGTCTGGTTTGCGGCGATTCCACAAAAAAGGAAACCTACGACGCTCTGATGGGCGACGTCAAGGCCAACCTCGTGATCACGGACCCACCGTACAATGTGAACTATGAAGGCTCTGCCGGAAAGATCAAGAACGACAACATGGCAAACGATGCATTCTATCAGTTCCTGCTCGACGCCTTCGCAAATATGGAAGCCGTCATGACCGGCGATGCTTCCATCTATGTGTTTCATGCGGATACCGAAGGGCTGAACTTCCGCAGGGCTTTTGCTGATGCAGGTTTCTACCTCTCCGGCTGCTGCATCTGGAAAAAGCAGTCGCTGGTGCTCGGACGCTCTCCGTACCAGTGGCAGCATGAGCCGGTGCTCTATGGCTGGAAGAAAAACGGCAAGCACCAGTGGTACACGGGCCGTAAGGAAACCACCATCTGGGAGTTTGACAAGCCCAAGAAGAACGGCGATCACCCGACCATGAAGCCGATTGCGCTTTTGGCATATCCGATCATGAACTCCTCCATGAGCAACGCTGTGGTTCTGGACCCCTTCGGCGGTTCCGGCAGCACACTGATTGCCTGTGAGCAGTCGGATCGCATCTGCTATACCGTGGAGCTGGACGAGAAGTTCTGCGACGTCATCGTGAAGCGATACATCGAACAGGTCGGCTCCTCGGATGGTGTGACGGTGCAGCGTGACGGCGTGACTTTCCGCTTCGACGAAGTAGCTAATGTAGACAATTGAGGCTCCTGTTTTTCTACGATAATCGGTACATATATTTCGCTGAAATGACTTGCTATTCTGTGGCTTCAGAGTGATATATACAGTACCAAAAAAACAAGGAGGTAATCCCATGAAAGAACTACACTACAACGTCACCGGGCAAGACCGCAAAGAACTGGTCGGCATCATCTCCAAGGTGGTCGGCATGAAGGCCGTCTACAAATTCATGCCCACCTGCGCCTTCGTCATCAACAACATCACCGTTGAGAAAGACGGCACGATGGTCTGGGACGAGCGCACGGATCAGGACACCATTGAGGCGGTCATCATCGCCCTTGCCGCAGCCGGATTCAACCCGGTCAAAGACAAGGCTGAAACCGAAGAGAAAGGCCTTACGATTGAGATCCCGCTCGAAAAGGTCTCGGTCGGAAACCTCACCAAGCTACTGGACGCAAAAGGCGAGCTGATCAAAAAGGCCCTCGGCGTCGAGGACATCCGCATTGAGCTCAAGGAAGATCGCATCGCCTTCCCATGGTTTAAAGAGCTGCCCTCTCCCGAAGAGATCAAAGCCTACTCGCACTTCATCGCAGCCTTGTGTGAGATGGCACTAAACCAGAAGCGTATCACCGCTAAGGAAAAGCCGGTCGACAACGACAAGTACGCATTTCGCTGCTTCCTTTTGAGGCTGGGCTTCATCGGTGAGGACTACAAGGCCGAGCGCAAAATCCTGCTCCGCAACCTCTCCGGCTCCTCGGCCTTCAAGAGCGGCGCAAAGAAAACAGAGGTGGAATCATGCGAGTGATTTCAAAAGCGGCCCTTGAGGGCTTACGTCGCCGGTACAAGCCCGGTACACGAGTGGAGCTCTTGCAGATGGACGATGTTCAGGCTCCTCCCATCGAGACGAAAGGGACGGTCCTCGGCGTGGACTACATCGGTTCCATCATGGTCGCATGGGACAATGGCTCCGGCCTGTCAGTCGCATACGGCGCAGACCTTTGCAGGGTGGTGAGCGGCGATGAATGAGACGATCAAAAAGCAGATCCTCGCCATCCGGGACACCGGCCTGACGAATATGTTTGATACAAACATGGTGCAGCGGCTGGCCTACGAGCGAGACTTCTATGAGCTGGTGGTTTTCATCGAGGAACATCGCAAGGAATATGTGCATTTCATCCTCTACGGAGAGGCATAAAGTACACAATTCCAAGCCCGAATCTTTGTGTAGAATACTTCGGTTTATATCGCAGAAATGACTTGCTATTTCAGGCGTTTAGAGTGATATATACACTACCGAAAGGAAATACACACAAACGGAGGAAACCACGATGCGTTATATCGACCACACCAACTGCAAGACAGCCTTTGAAAAGGGCGAAGACCACGAGATCCAGAGCCTTGGGAAGCTCACCCGCACGGCCACCAAGATTGCCGAAGCAAATGGCCTCGGAGTTCTGAAGAACCGTCAGGGCTACTACAGGATCATCAAGAAGAGCGGCCTCGGAGCCTACGGAGACGTCCTTTCAACCCTCGCAGAGGTTGACGCCTTCTTCAAGAACCTCGACAGCCACAAGGCCACGAAGTATTAAGGAAGGACCGACAATGACGATCAACAATGCGATGAGAAAGTTCCGGCTGCCAAACCCAACCACCCCGGAGGACCTCGAAACCAGATGGAGCAAAGTGCTCACCTTTGGAGACAAGGTCATCATGGCGGGAGGCTTCTACAACGGCCCCGGCAAGCCCTGCTACTTCGGCGCAACCTACGAGTTCCTTGATGACGACCACAGCTGCGAAGGCACCATCGGCCTGAGAGCAGTTAGCGAAGTTGAGTTCGAGGATGACGGTCACGCCATCGCTTGGGCCATGCAACAGTAATCCCCGGTAAAATAAATACCCTTGGGACATGAGCCGCTCGGCTCTGTTCCTCGTTATGACGGTCGCTTCAAGCGGCTATTTTTTATGCCTTTTTGGAGGTGATAACACTTGAGGCGAATGAAGAAATACGCACCGACGAAGTTTAAAGTAAATGACTCCGTCTACGATAAGGCACGGGCCGACTACGCTGTCTCGTTCATCGAGTGCCTCTGTCACACCAAAGGTACATGGGCTGGAAAGCCCTTCACGCTAATCGACTGGCAGGAGCAAATCATCCGGGATATCTTCGGAATCATCAAGCCCAACGGATATCGGCAGTTCAACACCGCCTACATTGAGATACCCAAGAAAATGGGAAAATCGGAGCTTGCGGCTGCGGTTGCACTCCTGCTCACATGCGGCGACGGTGAGGAACGTGCGGAGGTCTACGGCTGCGCTGCGGACAGGCAGCAAGCCTCGATTGTTTTTGAGGTCGCAGCCGACATGGTCCGGATGTGTCCGGCCCTCAACCGCAGGGTCAAAATCCTGACGGCCACAAAGCGGATCGTGTACCTGCCGACAAACAGCTTTTATCAGGTGCTTTCTGCAGAGGCCTACTCGAAGCACGGATTCAACATCCATGGCGTGGTGTTCGACGAGTTGCACACCCAGCCCAACCGGAAGCTCTTTGATGTTATGACCAAGGGCTCCGGCGATGCTCGTATGCAGCCGCTTTACTTCCTTATTACCACAGCCGGGACGGACACCAAATCCATCTGCTATGAAACGCACCAGAAAGCGAATGACATCATCGAGGGCCGCAAGATTGACCCGACTTTTTACCCGGTCATCTACGGTGCCGATGAGAACGATGACTGGACGGACCCGAAGGTCTGGAAGAAAGCGAATCCCTCGCTCGGCATCACGGTAGGCGTCGACAAGGTAAAGGCCGCTTGTGAGTCCGCAAAGCAGAACCCTGCCGAGGAGAACACCTTCCGGCAACTAAGGCTCAACCAGTGGGTCAAACAGGCTGTGCGCTGGATGCCGATGGAAAAATGGAACCGCTGCGCTTTTGCTACAAACGAAGACGACCTCGAAGGCCGGGTCTGCTACGGTGGTTTGGACCTCTCGTCTACCACAGATATTACCGCCTTCGTGTTGGTCTTTCCTCCGCTGGACGAAGACGACAAGTTTGTGATCCTGCCGTACTTCTGGATACCAGAAGAAAACATGGGCCAGAGGGTCAACCGGGATCACGTCCCTTACGATGTGTGGGAACGCCAAGGTTTCCTGCAAACTACCGAAGGCAACGTGGTCCATTACGGCTATATCGAAAAATTCATCGAGCAGCTGGGCGAACGCTTCAACATTCGTGAGATCGCCTTCGACCGTTGGGGAGCCGTGCAGATGGTCCAGAACCTTGAGGGTATGGGCTTCACGGTCGTCCCCTTCGGACAGGGCTTTAAGGATATGAGCCCTCCGACCAAAGAGCTGATGAAGCTGGTCTTGGAAGAGCGCATCGCCCACGGCGGACATCCGGTGCTTCGCTGGATGATGGACAATATTTATGTGCGGACTGATCCCGCCGGTAACATCAAGCCGGACAAGGAAAAGTCTACAGAGAAAATCGACGGTGCCGTGGCAACTGTCATGGCCTTGGACCGTGCCATCCGGTGCGGCAACGATACGACCGAGAGCGTCTATGACACTCGTGGTCTTTTATTTTTATGAAAGGACGGTGATGTGATATGGGTATTTTCAGTGGACTATTCAAATCCAGAGATAAGCCCACCGACAGCACAGTCGGCTCTCGCTACACCTTTTACATGGGTGGCAGCACCTCCGGAAAAACGGTAACAGAACGCAGTGCCATGCAGATGACTGCGGTTTACTCCTGCGTCCGTATTCTGGCCGAAGCTATCGCAGGGCTCCCGCTTCATGTTTACCGATACAACAGCGACGGCGGCAAGGCAATGGCGCTCGACCATCCGCTCTACCGCTTGCTCCACGATGAGCCGAACCCGGAGATGAGTTCTTTCGTGTTCCGGGAAACCCTCATGACGCACCTTCTTCTCTGGGGCAACGCTTACGCGCAAATCATCCGCAACGGTAAAAATGAAATCGTTGCTTTGTATCCGCTTATGCCCAACAAGATGTCGGTGGACAGAGATGAAAATGGGCGTCTCTACTACACCTATTACCGTGGCTCGGACGAAGCCATCAAAAACAAGGAGTTCGCCGTAACGCTTCAGCCCTCGGATGTGCTGCATATCCCCGGACTCGGCTTTGACGGTCTGGTCGGCTACAGCCCCATCGCTATGGCAAAGAACGCTATCGGCATGGCTATTGCCTGTGAGGAGTATGGTGCAAAGTTCTTCGCCAACGGTGCTGCACCGGGCGGTGTGCTGGAACACCCCGGCACCATCAAAGACCCGCAGCGTGTGCGGGAGAGCTGGCAGTCTACCTTCGGCGGCAGCGGCAATGCGAACAAAATCGCTGTACTGGAGGAAGGCATGAAATACACGCCCATCGGTATCTCGCCGGAGCAGGCGCAGTTTCTTGAAACACGCAAATTCCAAATCAATGGAATCGCTCGAATTTTCCGAGTCCCGCCCCACATGGTCGGCGACCTGGAAAAGTCGAGCTTTTCTAATATTGAGCAGCAGTCCTTGGAGTTCGTGAAGTAAACCCTTGACCCCTGGGTCATCCGCTGGGAGCAGTCCATTCAGCGGTCACTCCTTTCGCGGGACGAAAAAGCCGTGTATTTCGTGAAGTTCAATCTGGAAGGCTTGCTTCGCGGCGATTACCAAAGCCGCATGAACGGGTACGCCATCGGCCGCCAGAACGGCTGGATGTCCGCAAACGACATCCGGGAGCTGGAAAACCTCGACCGTATCCCGGCAGAGGATGGCGGCGATTTGTACCTCATTAACGGCAATATGCTCCCGCTGAAGAATGCGGGTGCTTTTGCAGATACACCCCAAGATGGGGTCCCCGCAAAGTCAAATGACTTTGTGGGGAGAGGAGGAGCAAGGGAACAGGCGCAGTTTTCGCATAAAGCGGAAACGGAGCTTAGCGGACTTTGCGACGACGATGGAAAGGAGGAAAAAACCGATGAAGAAGTTCTGGAATTGGAAGAACCAGACGGAAACGAACTCGGAGACGCAGGAACAGACACAGGAAAGAACCCTGTTCCTGAACGGGACCATCGCCGAGGAAAGCTGGTTTGACGATGACGTCACGCCGCAGCTTTTCAAGGACGAGCTCATGTCCGGCAGCGGAAATATTACCGTATGGATCAACTCTCCCGGCGGCGACTGCGTGGCTGCGGCGCAAATCTACAATATGCTCATGGACTACAAGGGTGATGTGACCGTGAAAATCGACGGTATTGCGGCATCCGCTGCGTCCGTCATTGCTATGGCAGGTACGAAGGTACTGGTGTCCCCGGTGTCCATGCTCATGATCCACAACCCCATGACTGCGGCATTCGGCAATTCGGAGGAAATGCAGAAAGCCATCGAGATGCTCTCAAGCGTTAAGGATTCTATTATCAACGCCTATGAAATCAAGACGGGGCTTTCCCGCGCCAAGCTCTCGCACCTCATGGATGCGGGAACCTGGATGGACGCAAACAGGGCTGTGGAACTTGGCTTTGCGGATGAAATTATGCAGAGAAGCACGGAAACCGAGAATACTGCTGCACCCACCGTTTCCATGCTGTATTCCAAGGCAAATGTGGTGAATTCTCTCATGGAAAAGATTGCCGCAAAGTGCGCCATTCAACCCAAGGCCGAAACAAAACACAGAGCCGATGACCTTATGGAGCGGCTCAATCTCATTAAAAACTGGAGGTAATTTATATGACGATCAATGAACTGCGCGAAAAGCGCAACCAGGCTTGGAACGCTGCAAAGGCATTTGTGGAGACCAAGCGTGACAAGGACGGTCTGCTTTCCGATGAGGATTCTGCGACCTATGCTCAGATGGAAAAGAAAGTGCAGGACTATGGCGCCGAGATCGAGCGCATGGAGGCTATGGCAGCGATGGAAGCTCAGCTTTCCAAGCCCACTTCTGCGCCCATCACCGAAAAGCCCCTGAACGGAAAGACCACCGAGGATAAGCAGCCTAAGAGCTTCCGTGCCACCGATGCCTACCGCAGCGGTATGCTCAACGCTCTGCGTACCAACTTTCGTCAGATCAGTAATGTGCTGCAGGAGGGCATCGATGCCAATGGCGGCTATCTGGTGCCGGATGAGTATGACAGCCGTCTCATTCAGGTGCTCAACGAGGAAAACGTTATGCGTTCTCTCGGCACTGCTATCACCACCAGCGGTGAGCACAAAATCAACATCGCAGCCACCAAGCCTGCGGCTGCGTGGATTGAGGAGGGCGGCGCACTGACTTTCGGTGACGCTACCTTCGACCAGATCATCCTGGATGCCCACAAGCTCCATGTTGCTGCAAAGGTGACCGAGGAGCTGCTCTACGATAACGCATTCAATCTGGAAAACTACATTCTGGAGCAGTTCGGCAAGGCGCTGGCCAATGCCGAGGAGGATGCGTTCATCAACGGCACCGGCACCGGTCAGCCTCTGGGTATCCTCGCTGAAACCGGCGGTGCACAGGTCGGTGTGACTACGAAGTCCTCCGGCAAGGTAACTGCCGACGAAATCATCGACCTGGTGTATTCCCTCAAGCGTCCCTATCGCAAGAACGCTGTGTTCCTCGCTAACGACGTCTGCGTTGCAGAACTCCGCAAGCTGAAGGACAGCACGGGTCAGTATCTGTGGCAGCCCTCTCTGCAGGCGGGTGAGCCTGACCGTGTGCTGGGTTACAAGGTTTACACCTCTGCATATTTCCCTGTCCCTGCTCCCGGCAAGGCCGCAGTCGCATTCGGTGACTTCAGTTACTACAACATCGGTGACCGTGGCTCCCGTTCTATTGCGGAGCTGAAGGAGCTGTTTGCCGGAAACGGCATGGTGGGCTTTGTCGCCAAGGAGCGTGTAGACGGCAAGCTGGTGCTGCCCGAAGCAGTCAAGCTGCTCAAGATGGCATCCGCCTGATGAGAGGAGGCGGCGGTGATGGATGGGCTTCTTTCCAAAGTGAAAGCCAATCTCATTCTGGAACACACGGCGGATGATGCATTGCTGAAAAGCTACATCACCGCCGCTGTTTCTTACGCCGAAAGCTACCAGCACATCCTGGAGGGCTATTACAAAGAGAATCCCATGCCAGCCACCACAGAGCAAGCCGTCATTATGCTGTCGTCCCATTTCCATGAAAGCCGGGACGGCAGCACGGGCGGCTTCTTTGCGGATAATACCGGAGCAGCACAGCAGGTGTGGAACACGGTCAATCTGCTGCTCCGCTTGGATAGGCGGTGGCAGGTATGAGTTTTGGAAAAATGAACGGCTTTGCCGACATTGTGAAAACCAGACAGGTCAAGGACAGCGAGGGCTTCACCCATTCCGAGGAAGAAGTCCTCGCTTCCGTCCGTGTATATCGTGAAGGACGGCACGGCAGTCAGCGTTGGGCGAACCTCGCTGCATTCAGCGAAGCGACCGACCTGTTCCGCTTTCGGTGTATTCCTGGGCTGACGATCACCACAGACCAGTTTCTCATTTGCGATGACTTTCACTACGACATTGTCTCCGTGGAGGATGTAAAGGGGCGTGGGATGTACATTGAGGTGCTGGCGAAGAAGGAGGTGCCGACCGTTGGCTAAGTGCGACATGAAAATGCCGGAGGATTTCCTTCTGAAGATATCCAAGCTCGGCAGCAACTTTGACAGCGTGGCGGATACCGTTCTGCAGGCCGGTGGCGATGTGGTGCTGAAGAAAGTCAAGAGCAAACTTTCCTTCGTTATTGGCAGAGGGACAAAATTCAAATCCCGCGCCACGGGTGAACTGGCAGGTGCGCTCGGTCTTTCTCCCTCCAAGCTGAACCGGGACGGAAACCACGACATCAAGGTCGGTTTCGCCGAACCTCGCTCGGACGGCGGCAGCAACGCCAAGCTGGCCAACATTCTCGAATACGGCAAGCACGGTCAGCCTGCAAAGCCGTTTCTGAAACCTGCGAAAACCGCATCCCGGCAGGAATGCATCGATGCCATGACCAAGGCATTGGATGAGGAGGTGGAAAAGCTGTGAGCTTACTATCCGATTTGCAAACCACCGCAAAAAGTTGTGGGGTTCCCGTTGAAACGGGTGTGTTCTCCGGCAAAGCACCGGACACCTATCTGGTCATCACGCCGCTGTCGGACAACTTCGAGCTTCACGCCGACAACGCCCCAGGCAGCGAAACACAGGAGGCACGGCTGTCCCTCTTCACAAAGGGCAGTTACACCAAACTGAAAAACGACCTTGTCCGTGCCCTGCTGGGTGCGGATTTCTATATTACCGACCGCCGGTACATCGGCTTTGAAACCGAGACCGGCTATCATCACTACGCCATTGATGTGGCGCAAATCTACGAATTGGAGGAATAAGTTATGGCGACCATCGGTCTTGACAGACTGTATTACGCAAAAATCACCGAGAATGACGCCGGTGAGGAAAACTACGGTACGCCGGAGCAGCTTGCGAAAGCCATCTCCGCTGACCTTTCGGTGGAACTGGCGGAGGCAACGCTCTATGCCGACGACGGCGCTTCGGAGATCGTAAAGGAATTCAAATCCGGCACACTCTCCCTCGGCATTGACGATATCGGCTCTACGGCGGCATCCGACCTCACGGGTGCAACCATCGACAAGAATAAGGTGCTGATTTCCGCATCCGAGGACGGCGGCGACCCTGTGGCGGTGGGATTCCGTGCCAAGAAGTCCAACGGCAAGTACAAGTATTATTGGCTGTACCGAGTGAAATTCGGTATTCCGGCGACGAACCTTGCCACCAAGGGCGACAGCATTACCTTCTCTACACCCACTATTGAAGGCACCATTCTGCGCCGCAACAAAGCAGACGCAGGCGGCAAGCACCCGTGGAAGGCGGAAGCACTGGAGGGCGATGTGCCCACTGCGACCATCACGAACTGGTATAAGGAAGTCTACGAGCCGACTTATACTACAGCTCCCCAGAATCAGGGCTAACGGAGGTAACGCACAATGGATAACGAGAGAACTGCAGTCATTAACATCGGTGATGAGGAGTACACGCTGCTCCTCACGACCAAGGCTACTAAGGAGATCGCCGGTCGCTATGGCGGGCTGGAAAACCTCGGCGAGAAGCTGATGAAGTCCGAGAACTTTGAAATGGCCATCGGCGAGATCGTGTGGCTCATCACGCTTCTGGCAAATCAGAGCATCCTCATTCACAACCTCAAGGATAAGGAGCACCCCAAAGAGCTGCTCACGGAGGATGTGGTGGAGCTTCTGACCACGCCGCTTGATCTCGCCGGATACAAAACCGCCATTACGGAAGCACTCTACAAGGGTACCAAGCGGAATGTGGAAAGCGAGAAAGACTCAAAAAACGCACAAGTCGGGTAACAGTCTCCGATGCGGAGCTGTTTACCCGGCTTCTCTACTACGGCCTTGCCCACCTTCATCTCAGCCAGGATGAGGTGTGGCTGATGCCGTTCGGTCTGCTGCTGGACTTATGGGAGTGCCACAAGCAGTATAACGGGCAGGCTGTTCCCGCTCACGAACACTACATTGACGATATTATCCCGGACGGCATTTGACCCATATCGGACAGCTTCACCTCGAACTTTGTCCGTTTCCTTCGCAACTTCTTTGTGAACTTTTTCGTATAGCCTTGATATTTTTCAAAAATCGTGGTATACTACACATAGAAGTTCGGACGGTTTCGTCCTAAGTACGAGGTAAAATGCATGGTTAAACGAGATTCCTATATGAACCGACTGATCCACAGTATGTGGAACGGCGAGATAAAGGTCATCACAGGCATACGCAGATGCGGCAAGTCCGTACTGCTTTTCGATCTGTTTTTCGAGTATCTTCTTTCGCAGAACGTTTCGGAAGATCATATTTTGAAAATCGAGCTGGATCAGCGGCGGTACTATAAGTTCAGAAATCCGATCACTCTGTGCGAATATGTAGAAAGCACCGTCCGGGACAGGAAGGATGAAAAATTCTATCTGTTCATTGATGAGGTGCAGTTCACCACGAAAGTAGTGGACAAGGAAAACGGCGGCATCGAGGTTACCATCTACGATATGCTGAACGAACTCAAGGCATATAAAAACCTTGATGTTTATGTCACCGGCAGTAACTCCAAAGGGCTGTCGAAAGATATTGCAACAGAGTTTCGAGGTCGTGCTACACAGATCCATGTGTTCCCTTTGTCATTTGCGGAGTTTTATTCTGCCGTGGGCGGCGACGAGCGAAAAGCGCTGGATACCTATATGCTCTATGGCGGTATGCCTAGACTTTTAGCACTGGAGGATGACAAAGATAAGAAGGATTATCTGACCTCCCTCTACAGCGAATTGTATGTCAAGGATATTGTGGAGCGAAACGGCATCGAGCGCGAGGATGTTCTGAATGATATTCTGGACTTCCTTGCTTCGCAGATCAGTTCGCTGACGAATCCGACCAATATCGCAAATGCCATCGCGTCCATGAAGAACGAAAAAATCAATCCTGCGATGGTTTCAAACTATGTGCAGTATATTATCGACTCTTTCCTCATTTCAATGGCAAAGCGATACGATGTCAAAGGAAAGACCTATTTCAAGTATCCGAACAAATACTACTATACGGATATCGGGCTTCGGAACGCACGGCTGAATTACCGCCAGTACGATCCCGGTCATATCATGGAAAACATGATCTACAACGAACTTCTGCGGCGCGGGTACTCTGTTGATGTCGGTGTGGTTTGCGACCGCGCAGGCGACAGCAAGGTTCAGAAAGAGATCGACTTTGTGGTAAACGATGCAGATAAAAAAATCTATATTCAGTCCGCTTTCCGCATGGATACCGATAAAAAGGAATTCTCCGAGCTGGCATCGCTGATGCTTACCAAGGATTTCTTCAAAAAGATTATCGTTCGCATGGATGTGCCGCACAATTTTTATGACGACAACGGCATCTTCCACTGCAATCTGATCGACCTACTGCTTGGCCGGGTAGAATTGTTCTGACAAAATAACTCATATATCTACGAGGAGTGACCTTTCGGGGACACTCCTTTTTCATACCATCAGGCACGCTTTCATCGAAAACTTCGGACGGTTTCGTCCCAACTTCTCGGTGAGAGGGTGCTTTTTTCATGCCATCCACAAGGAGGTGACGGTACATGGCAGACAGTTTCGGACTGAAGATCGGTCTTGAGGGCGAAAAGGAATTCAAAAAAGCGCTGGCGGACATCAACCAGTCCTTCAAGGTGCTCGGCTCCGAAATGAAGCTCGCCACCTCTCAGTTCGATTAAAACGATAAATCCGTGGAGGCTCTCGCCGCACGGAACAAGGTGCTGCGAAAAGAGATCGATGAGCAGACAACAAAAATCGATACCCTTCGCAAGGCTCTGCAGAATGCCGCCACCTCTTTCGGAGAGAACGACCGCCGCACCCAGAACTGGCAGATTCAACTCAACAATGCCGAAGCCGCCCTCAACGATATGAATCGTGAGCTGGACGAGAACGAGAAAGCCATCAAGGAGGGCGGCAAGGCTGCGGAGGAATCCGGCAGCAAGTTTGAAGGCTTCGGCAAGGTTCTCAAAACCGTAGGTGTGGCACTCGGTGCCGTGGCTGTTGCCGCAGGTGCCGCCGCCGTGAAGCTCGGAAAAGAGGTCATCGCTGCCTATGCAGACTATGAGCAGCTGGTCGGCGGTGTTGACACCCTGTTCAAGGACTCCTCGCAGGAGATCCAGCGGTACGCCGCCAACGCATACAAAACGGCAGGACTTTCTGCCAACGAGTACATGGAGACGGTCACGGGCTTTTCCGCAAGCCTCATCCAGTCCCTCGGCGGCGATACCGAGAAGGCCGCCAAATATGCGGATATGGCAATCACGGATATGTCCGACAACGCCAATAAGATGGGCACGGATATTTCCTCCATTCAGAATGCCTATCAGGGTTTTGCCAAGCAGAACTACACGATGCTCGACAACCTCAAACTGGGCTACGGCGGCACAAAGCAGGAAATGGAGCGCCTGCTCGCCGATGCGGAGAAGATATCCGGCGTCAAGTACGACATATCCTCCTACGCAGATGTGGTGGAAGCCATCCATGTCATGCAGGAGAGCATGGATATTGCGGGTACGACTGCCAAGGAAGCCGAAGCCACCATTTCCGGCTCTGTCAATGCACTGAAATCCGCCGTGTCGAACCTCATTGTAGGCTTTGGTGATGCGGACGCTGACATGGAGCTGCTGTGCAACAACATGGTGGATGCCTTCAAGACCGTGGTGGCGAACATCACCCCGGTTATTGAGAACATCGTGGCGGCTCTGCCCACGGCGCTGGATGCCCTGCTGACGGCTGTGGGTGAACTGCTGCCCACACTGCTGGAAGCAGTCACCGAACTGTTCTCGCAGGTGCTGGAAACGCTTCTGTCCCTGCTTCCGCAGCTTATCCCGGCGGCGGTGTCTGCGCTCATGACCATCGTGAACACGCTGATTGAGAATCTGCCCCTGCTCATTGATGCGGCAGTTCAGTTGGTGTCTACACTTGTGACAGGCATTGCGGATGCACTGCCCACGCTCATCCCGGCAGCGGTGCAGGCAATCGTCACCATCGTGCAAGGACTGGTGAACAGCCTGCCGATGCTCCTTGACGCAGCCTTACAACTTATCACCGGGCTGGCGCAAGGACTTCTGGACGCAATCCCCGTGCTGATTGCAGCTCTGCCGGAGATCATCAACGGCATCATTACCTTTCTGCTGGATTCGATTCCGCAGATCATCGAAACAGGCATTCAGCTTTTGACCTCGCTTGTTGCCGCATTGCCGGATATCATTATGGCAATCGTGGAAGCCATTCCGAAAATCATTGACGGTATTATCAACGCGGTGCTGAATGCGATACCGCTCATTATTCAAGCGGGCATCGACCTGCTGATTTCTCTCATTCAAGCCCTGCCGCAGATCATCACGACCATCGTACAGGCGATTCCGCAAATCATCTCCGGTATTGTCAACGCTCTGGTCGGGAACATCGACAAGATCATCATGGCAGGTGTGCAGTTGTTCGTTGCGCTGATTGAAAACCTACCTACCATTATCGTGGAGATCGTCAAGGCCGTGCCGCAGATCATTGCGGGCATCGTGAAAGCCTTCGGCTCTCTGATGTATAAGATCGTGGAGATCGGCGGCAACATCGTCAAGGGACTGTGGAGCGGCATTACCCAGCTTGCCTCGTGGCTGTGGGATAAAGTGTCCGGGTGGATCTCCTCCATCTGGGACGGCATCTGCGATTTCTTTGGTATCCATTCGCCCTCGAAGGAGATGGCGTGGGTCGGCGAAATGCTGGTCAAAGGTCTTGCAGGCTCCATTGACGATAACGGCGATGAAGCGGTCAAAGCCGCCGAAGGAATGGCGGAGGACATCAACGGTGTCATGGGCGACCTTGCCCACGATATGCAGACGGCTCTGCCCACCGACTTTGACGTGAACGGCTCGATTCGCTCCGCCGTGGACGGTGTGGTCGGTAAGGCGGCATCCGCTTTCACCATTGCCCTGAACATTACGAACTTCAACAATTACAGCAGTGAGGATATCCGTCAACTCACCAACGAAGTCATGGAAACGGCGAACCAGTTCGCCCAGCGGAAAGGAGTGGTATTCGCATGACCTATTTTACCTACAACGGCCGCAGTTCCGTTGAGTTCGGTCTGCATATCGAGAAGAAGGACGTGTTCTCCGCACCGGAATACGATGCGGAGTTCATTTCCATTCCCGGCAGGAGCGGTGACATCATCAATCCCAACCGCCGTTTTTCCAACATCAAGGTCACTTACACCGTGTTCCTCGCACAAAAGAATACCGCCGCCCTTGCCGCCGTCCTGCGGGACATCAAAGGCTGGTTGTACTCCGAGCCAGACAGATACCATGAGATCACCGACTCTTACGATGCGGAGTATTTCCGCTACGGTGTCATCTCCGGCAATCTGGACATTGAGGAACAGCTGAACAAGGTCGGCACTTTCACCGTGACCTTCAACTGCAAGCCTTTCAAATACAGCTTTGCGGGACAGCAGACGGTGTCGGCTGACGCTTCCGAACTGACGATTACAAATCCGACTGCTTTTGAGAGCAAGCCGTATATTAAGCTCTATGGCAGCGGTACTGTAACATTGATGATACAGTCCCAAGGCCGTGGCATGATGATCTCCGACTTGGACGAGTACATCGAGATAGACAGTGAGCTGATGAATTGCTTCAAAGGCACTGTCCTCAAAAACGATACGGTCAAAAGTGCAGTGTTTCCGGTTCTCAAGCCGGGTGTTTGCACCATCAACTGTACCGGCGATGTGTCAAGGATTGAGGTCATTCCAAGGTGGTGCTGCCTATGATCCCTGTACTTTACCCCGCAAACGCTACAGATTTCAGTTCATTCGGTCTTGGTGTGCTGACGGACACCATTTCCTGCGAAGTCACAGAGGAGCGAAACGGTGTGTTCGAGTGCCTGCTCAAATACCCGGTCAGCGGTCAGCACTATGAGCTTATCACCAAGGAATGCATCGTCAAGGCAAAGCCCAACGACACCGCCGCCGACCAGGCGTTCCGCATTTACCGCATCACAAAGCCATTGAACGGCATCGTCACCATCTACGGTCAGCACATCTCCTATGACCTTGCCAATGTGCCGGTGTTGCCTTTTTCGACCGAGAGTCGCTCTCCTCAGCTCATTCTCTCGCAGCTCCTTGCCGGAGATACACGCTTCACGGGCTGGACGGACTACTCGGATGCAAAGGCATTTTCCGTCACCCAACCGAAAAGTGTCCGAGCCTGCCTTGGCGGCACGGAAGGCTCCATGCTCTCCAAATGGTACGGCGAGTTTGAGTGGGACAACTTCACGGTAAAGTTCCATTCGCACCGTGGGCAGAAGACCGGTGTGGGCATTGAATACGGAAAGAATCTCACCGCCTTGGAACAGGATGAGGACAACAGCGGTGTGTACACGGCACTGCTCCCGTATGCGGTTTATACGCCGGAGGGCGCAGATACCGAGATCGTGGTCACGCTGCCGGAGGTAACGCTCCCCATTGTGACCTCGGAAATCGTCCGGGCGAAAACGCTCATCATGGATTTCTCCGACCAGTTTGACGGAGTTGTGACCGAGGAAGCCCTCAGAGCCGAAGCCAACAGCTATATCAAGGCAAATCCGCTGGGAGCGACCATGCCCACAGTCAAAGTAACCTTCGAGCCGCTCTGGAAGCAGCCGGAGTATTCTGCACTCCTGGAGCGGGTCAACCTCTGCGATACCGTCACCATCCGGCACTCGCTATTGGGTGTCAGCGTGTCGGCTATGGTCATCGAAACCGTATACGACACCCTTGCCGAGCGGTACAAGAACATTTCCCTCGGTCAGAGCAAGTCCAGTATGATCACCACCATCTCTGAGGTGCAGTCCTCAGTTGATAAGGTGGAGTCCACGGTGGGACGCTTTCCGAAGTTGCTCCAAACCGCTATTGGAAAAGCGACTGGGCTTATCACCGGCCAGAGCGGCGGCTATGTGGTTATTAACACAGACAGCGAAAGCGGGCAGCCCTACGAGCTGCTCATTTTGGACGCTCCCTCCATTGACGAAGCCGTGAACGTCTGGAGGTGGAATGTGGGCGGTCTGGGCTTTTCCCGTAACGGCTACAACGGCCCCTACGAAACTGCCATCACGGCGGACGGGCAGATCGTTGCAGACTTCATAACCTCCGGCTCTCTGGTGGCGAACATTATCAAGGCAGGTGTTATCCAGTCGCAGGACGGCTCGTCTTATTGGGATTTGGAGAGCGGCGAAGTCGTGCTTCGAGCCTATGTTTCGACCGATGAATTTGCAGAGAAAACAGCCTATCTCCAGCAGAATGTGGATGGGCTGAACAGCTATGTGGCGACTCTTACCGAAACTATGGAGTCGGTTTCCAACGACCAAGGCATACTGGAAGAGCGGCTGCGAAGCTCCGAAAGCAAAGTATCTCAGCTTCAGCACACGGTGGAAGGCTTGTCCGTCACCATGCAGGAGCAGTACATCGGCGGCATCAACTATGTGCAGAATTCTTCCGGGCTGAACGGTATCACGGATGATTGGAGCTACTCCGGTACGGTGAAAACGGATGCCTCCACAGATACGCAGAACAACACCATTTCCGACTCCTGCTTTGTGCTGGGCGCATACTCCTCGTTGTCGCAGTACATCCGAGGAGTGGTTCCCGGCACCTATACGATCTCGGTTCGGGCAAAGAAAACCTCGACCATGTCCGGGTATTTCTATGTGACCTACAACGGGAACAAAACCAAGTACCTGTTCAATAAGTCCACGGCGTTTGACTGGACGGACTATTCCGTGACGCTCACGGATGTGACCGACCCTACGCTGCGTATTTACTGTTACTGTCGGGATGCATCCATCTACCTCGCCGACATCATGATTTCCGAAGGAGCGATTCCGCGAAAGTGGACACCCGCACCCAACGAGATCTATACGCAAGAGGTCAAAATCGACAAGCGCGGTATTGAGGTGTCCAACAGCGCATCGTCCCAACGAACAGTCATCACGAACACGGAGTTTGCCGGTTATTACAACGATGAGGTGATTTTCACCCTGAACAAAGATGAAACACAAACCAAGAAAACCACGGTGGACGGCGATTTGACCGTGGGCAAGACGAAGTTCGTTCCCATGCCGACAGCGTCCGATGGGCTGAATATCGTCATTCTGGACTAAAGGAGGTAAGGCTATGGCAATGACAGGCGGCACTGCCTATTTGGTGAAATCCGAAAGAACGAATTACGGCTCCAACAGCTGGACGACCGACCTCTACATCTATGTGAAGGTCATCTCCCAGAATGTGATCGCAAACACATCTACCATCGCTCTGGGTATGTATGTCTATTCGAAATACTCCATAGCATGGTCGGACTTCGGCACCAACGGCACTTCCTATATCGGCACGGCCACCTCCGGCTCAAACTGCTTCACCTTTACAAACGGCCAGAGCGGTAGCGGCACGAAGTGGCTGATTGAGGACAAGCAGGTCACTGTGTACCACAACAGCAACGGAACGCTGACCCTCCCGATCTACTGGCACTGGGGCGTCAACAGCCCGTGGGGTCAGTACACCGGCCCTTCCGGCAGCTACAATGTGACGCTGAGCACCATTGACCGAGCTGCCCCTACCGTTACCTTTTCTGTTTCGGCTATTACCGCAAACGGCTTCAAAATCTCTGCAAACTCCACCGCAACAGCGGATATCTGGCAGTACAGCACCAACGGCGGCTCCACATGGACGACCTTTTCTACGACCGCATCCACCAGTGCCAGCGTAACATTGTCCTCACTTTCGCCGAACACAAACTACACGGTGAAGGTGCGGGCACGGCGGCAGTACAACCAAGTCTATGGCACCTCCGGCAGCTCCACGGTCAAGACGCTGGGCGGTGCGGTGGTGAACAGCGTCAACACAGTGACCGCAGACAATGCCAGAGTGACCATCACCCTCAATGTCACCGTGTACGAACCGTCTTACATCAATTCTCTGGCGATCAAAAGCGGGAATACGACCATCCTGACCGTTACCGGGCTTGCATGGACGAAGGGTACGGCAAACCGCTCGGTCACCCTGTCATCAGCACAGAGAACCACGCTGCTCAATTGGATGGCCTCGATGAAGTCCTTCACGGGCACCTTTGCCGTTTCCTCCTTCAGCGGCTCAACGCAGATCGGCAGCACCTCAAGCAAGACTGCTACGGTGCAGACCACGGCGGTAAATTCTGGCCCAGCGTTGGATGGCTTCACTTACGCCGACAGCTACACGACCACAAAAAACCTCACAGGCAACGACCAGCTATTCGTTCAGAACTACTCGACCCTCAAGGTCACGCCCGGAACGGCAACTGCAAAAAACGGTGCCAGTATTTCCAACTACACAGCTTCCTGCAACGGGCTGTCATCCTCTAACACTACCGGCTCTGCCTTATCTGTTGGAAAGATCGCCAAGTCCGGCAGCGTAACGGTCACGCTCACGGTCACGGACTCCCGCGGTTATACTGCCAGCGTTTCCCAAACTATTACGGTCATCCCATACGCAAAGCCGAAGGTGTCCTCGGTGACGCTCCGACGAACCAACGACATTGAAGCGGAAATGCAGCTCAAATTCAGCGGCTCTATTTCCGCTGTGACCGTAGACGGGACGCAGAAAAACAGCGTGGTTTATGTGCGGTATCGGTACAAGAAAACCAGTGAGAGCAGTTACGGCAGCTACACCAGCATCTATTCCGGCACGACAAAAAGCGGAACCTCTTTCAGCTACTCCAATTTGGAACTATGCAGTCTGGATGCAAACAGCTCCTACGACTTTCATCTACAGATCCAAGACAAGCTCTATTCCTTGAGCAGTCTGGATCTGTATTTTACTGTTCCGCAGGGTACGCCCCTCATTGCGCTTCGCAAAAAGAAAGTCGGCATCAACACGCCGGACCCGCAGGCCACGCTGGATGTGGACGGCGGCATCCACATGAATGGCGTCAATGTCCACGGCAAAATGGGCAGAGTGGACGGCTCGACCACCGACCTCAACAATGTAAAGAATCCCGGCTACTATTTTGCGTATTCCGCTTCCACGGAAAAGCACTTTCCGACCACCACAATCGGTATGCTGGAGGTCTTTCTGCCGGAGAGCTACTTCATTCAGCAGCGATACACCGTCTATGATGGCTCAAGGATGTTTATCCGTGGAAACTACGGCGGCACATGGTCATCTTGGCACACGGTGTCTCTGGCCAAGGTAACGTAACAATATCTCTATTTCTCGGAATCAAGGTGCTCTGCGGAGTGCCTTTTTTCATACACAAATTCAACATTCAAAGGAGGATAAACAACATGAAAGAATTCTGGACGACCATTCAGGTGGTGTTCGCCGGAATCGGCGGCTGGCTGGGATGGTTCTTGGGAGGATGTGACGGCTTGCTTTATGCGCTTCTGGCTTTCGTAGTCATCGACTACATCACCGGCATCATGTGCGCCGTGGTGGACAAGAAGCTGTCCAGCGAAGTCGGCTTCAAGGGCATTTTCAAAAAGGTGCTCATCTTCGCTCTGGTCGGCATCGGGCATATTCTCGACACTCGCGTCATCGGCAGCGGCTCGGTGATGCGTACCGCCGTCATTTTCTTCTACCTGTCGAATGAGGGCGTATCCCTGTTGGAGAACGCCGCATACCTGGGACTGCCCATCCCGCAGAAGCTGAAATCCGTTCTGGAGCAGCTTCATGACCGCGCTGAAAAGGAGGACGAATAACATGGCTTATACGAATAGCCCGCTGGTGTCCTACACCAAACTCAGCCCGAACCACTCCGGGCAGCGCACACACAGCATTGACCGTATCACGCCCCACTGCGTGGTGGGTCAGTGCTCGGTGGAAACGCTGGGCAACATCTTTTTGCCGACCTCACGGCAGGCAAGCAGCAACTACGGCATCGGCGTGGACGGTCGGGTCGGGATGTATGTGGAAGAGAAAAACCGCTCCTGGTGCTCCTCCTCCGCAGCCAACGACCAGAGAGCCGTCACTATCGAGTGTGCCAGCGACAACACCGAGCCTTACGCTTTTAAGGATGTGGTGTACCAGCGGCTCATTGAACTTTGCACCGACATCTGCAAGCGCAACGGCAAAACCAAGCTGCTCTGGCTGGGAGATAAGGCCAAGACGCTGAACTACACCCCGAAATCCGACGAGATGGTTCTGACCGTCCATCGGTGGTTTGCGAATAAATCCTGTCCCGGCAACTGGATGTATGCCCGTATGGGTGATCTGGCATCCAAGGTCACGGCAGCTCTCGGCGGTGATGTAAAACCTGCCGACACGGTCAAGCCCACACCTGTAGGTATCAAGGCCGGTGACCTCGTGACCATCACGGGCAGCACCTACTATAACGGCAAAGCCATTCCCGGCTGGGTGAAGAAGCTCCGCTGGTATGTGGTTGAGGTCAGCGGCGACCGTGCCGTCATCAACAAGGATGAATCCGGCAGGTACGCCATCATGTCGCCGGTCAAGACCTCTGCACTTGCCGTGGCAGGCACGAAACCCGCCGATGACTATCGCATCCATACCGTAATGCACGGAGATACCCTCTGGGCAATCGCAAAGAAGTATCTCGGCAACGGCAGCCGCTACAAGGAGATCGTCAGTCTGAACGGGCTGAAAAGCAATGTCATCTACAGCGGTATGAAGCTCAAGATTCCGAATAAGTAAACCGAACCTCATCACACGCTCTCTGCGGATCATTCCGTGGAGGGCGTTATTTTTTTGCTCTTTTTTCGTTCAAGATGGCCATTTCCCTCCAGTGGGTAGTGAGAGGGGCCCCTCTCGGACTGGAGGACAATCTCATGACAAATGAGCAAAGAGGAAAGATAACGGCCCTGCGGCATCAGGGCTTTGGATATACGGCCATCGCCAACAGCGTCGGACTGTCAAAGGACAGCGTCAAAGCATATTGTCGATCCCACGGCCTCGCCGGTGAGAAGGCAGAGAGCCACAGCCTTGCGGAGGTTCCCACGCAGCTTTGCCTGAACTGCGGCAAAACGCTGATCCAGTTCCCCAGACGGAAACAGAAAAAGTTCTGCTGCCCGGAATGCCGGACGGCATGGTGGAACGCTCACCCGGATGCTGTGAAGCAGAAGGCCGTTTATACCTTTATCTGCCCAGAGTGTGGGAAGGAGTTCACGGCCTACGGAAACGCCAAGCGCAAGTACTGCTCCCACGTCTGTTATATTGCGGCCCGGTTCAAAGGCGGTGATGCCTGA